TGTAGCGGCGCCAAGTGGACCGCCATAAATTGCACCAATACCGGCACCAACCGTACCTTCAATTCCACCGAAAATGCCTGCTGCAGCAATGGCGCCACCTGTGCGTGCAGCGCGAGGAAGGAATGCACCTCGACGTGCGGGTGGTAGCGCCGGACCAATTGGTTGTGCATATTGCGTGCCGACAGGCGCAAAAGAACCTAGTCCACCTGCAATTAATGCACCTGTTCTCGGGTCACGAGTGCCGATAATTTCGCCGGCATATTCAGCTCGTTGCTGCATAATTGCACGACGACGAGCATCACGATCAGCTTGCTGCTGCGCAGTTCGTTGTTGCTGCGCAATTCGACCTGCTACGTCTGGTGGCAGTGCAGGACCAATTGGTTGACCATATTGGGTTACACCTGCAATACCTCCATATGCGCCAGTTAACGGATCACGGATTAATCCGGTAGTCGTCCGCATGGCTGCTGCAGCCTGATTTGCGGATGTTGCAATATTTCTAAAGTTTGTAGCAACTGTTGTCTGTACGCCTTGAAATGCTTTTAATTGAGAGTCAAGGGCGTTCGCCTCTTGCCTGGCAATCCTGAATTCATCAGAAGTAATATCAACGCTATTTGCAATTTCGCGCCACGCACTTGCGTAACCTTTCAGGTTATTAATACTTTGAGCAGAACCGGCTTGTACTTTTTTTAATTCTTGAGCAAGCTCTCGAAAATTGACGTTTGTTGCGGCAGTTTGCTGGCCAAGCGATTTAAAGGTGTTTTGCAGTTTTACAAGCTGCTGATCACCCTGTTGCCTGATTCTTAGTAGCAGCTCAGTGACTTGGCTCATCGTTTTGCGTTCAGAACGGCCAGGGCAGCCATTTCCATCACCTGCACGCCTTCGAAAATGGCAACAGGATCCTTGACTGAATACAGCTTACAGAGCCATTCCAAACTCGGGTAGATCAGTCCCGTCAATCCAGCCATGCTTGTGTGCCATTGCGTCGACATGCGGATGAACATCAACACGATTTCCCGATTCTCCTCCCAGACCTCACAGTCCTTCTGAACAGCTTGCAGACGGGCAGCGGCGATCTGCTCCTCGCTTGCGCCAAGAGCCTTCAGGTCGGCCTCACGTTCGTCTACAACGCCGCCTTTCGCCCAGTACTCAGCGGCGGCTTTTAGTTTTTTGCGAGCGCCCCAGTGACGCTATCGGCATACGCCTGAATCAAAGCCTTCATGACGTAAGGATCATCACACAGTTCCTTCTTGTTCTTTTCAGTAAAAACAACTGGTTTACCGGCCTCATCATTAATGCCATCCCAGCCTTCAAGGATCCCATCAACAAGAGCGTCATCGCCCTTATCAACAAGAGCATTGAAGGCCGAGCGACTGATCTTCTTGAAAACCGCCTCGAACGTTTGAGACTCGAAACGATTCCCGTCAACAGGAATCTCAACTTTGACTTCCCACTTGTAGGAGGCAGTCTTCTTGAGGACGAAGGCCATGAAAAGAAATCAGGTGAACACCAGCGACATCTCGTTGTTGCCAGCCGTGGTGGGCAGAGCCAAGTACGGCATGGACAGCGCGATTACGCCGTTAGTATCAGCGTAGCTGCAACCGGTGATGTCGGTCTGGGCTGCGTTGACAGTCACGATATTGCCGGCGGTGGCTCCCAAGACCAGGCTGGTGGAACCAGTGGCAGCAGCAACGGCCTTGGCGAAGAAGTCGGTGGTGCCAACAGCAGGAGCCTCGATCACAGCCGTACCACCAGGGGCGCGGTTGGTGATCAGAACCTCTTTGTTGGAAGCGGTCTCCTTGTACAGCAGCTCGTTGTTGAGCGCCATGTCAAACGACTCAATGCGGGAGCTGGTCACACCGTGGAAGGTGGCCGTGGTCACGTTGGTGTCGTTGACCTCGATGGCAGCAGCCTGGTTGGCAACAGTGAAGGAGCCAGACAGGGCGGTGTCGTCAGGGGCGTTGTAGATGCCGATGAACTGGAAGCTGGCAACAGCAAACTGACCAGCAGTCAGGTTGAAGCTAACAGTGCCGCGTGCGCCGGTGATCTTGTGGCGGGTGCCGTCGTAGAAGCAGTAGATCGTGGCAGAACTGAAGCTGCTGCTCACCGGGGCATAGGTCACCGAGGTGGAAGAAGCAATCGTCTCGCTCAGGCCGCAGGACTTCAGCAACGGACCAAAGGCAGGAGCGGTGCCAGCAGTGCCAGAACCAGCCAGCTCAACATCAAAGGTTACGCTGACACGCTTGTTAGCAACCAAAGTGCCACGAGTGCTGTTACCAAGGAAGCCTTGATAAGAAGCAGCTTGAACGTTGTCCGATTCAATCGGGGTAACCTCAAGGTTGGTCACTTGCACCGCGTCAGAACCACCAACAGGGCTGGGATCAGTCCCGTAGGTTGACTCAATCTTCGCGATCAGAAACTTCTTCCGAGTCAGTGCCATCGTTGGTAGGAGCGGCGGGTTCTGTGATCAGTGTAAGTTTCCCAGACTTGGGGTCAAACAAGTAACTGCCGCCCACTCCGGGATTGGGAACTTCCTTTTCAATCTTAGCCATGATGTCAGGCGCTGGTTAATGAGGTTCTACTCGTGCGATAACGCACAAGGAAGTCTTGGCTAATGATACCCAAGGGAACATCAGCTTCATACAGGCTGAAATCAGTTCGATCAGGTGTCAAGTCAAGGGCATAACCATTGACCGTTTGATCAGCCATCAACTTCTGATGAACCTGTTGCGTATAGGTATCTGAAGTGTCATCGGGAATAGCAGCACGCACCAACGTCGTAATGCGTACGCGAAGAGTCCAATCCAGCTTGTCGTAAAAATTGGTATCAATCGGTTGGTCGTTGACCGGCTCCACAATCACCGCAGGCACCTCACCACGCGCCAAAGGCTCCACACGGCTCCTGTACACCGTTGCACCGGTGATGCTGCTCAGGTTGCTTGCAATGCGAGCAAGGATCAGTTCGCGGCGTGTGTCAGCCATGATCAGGCGGAGGCGACTTGAACAACGGTGCAGATGATGCCCGGAATGCTTGGATGAGCAAAGGGGCTGGTTTCTGCAGCTTCAGCACGAATGTAAGCTTGCGCATTTGTCGTTGCCCACATCAGTTCCAAATAATCGTTGGCAACCAGCGCCAATACAAAATTCACAGTGCCAATTACGTTGCCAGGAGTGCCACCATGGCTTGCAATAACACTGAACTTGCTGTCGCTAGCAGGTACATCGCCAGCCGCGCCACTGTTGTTTTTGCGGAACCAAACATTCACATCGTGAATACTGGTGTCCGTGTTGCTGAATTGAATTGAAAAAGTCAGGCTATAAATTCCAGCGTGTTCAACAGTAATACGTGAATTTGAAACAACTCGAACGCCTCGGTTCCCAGTGTCACGCTGTCTCAGGTAAATCTCGGTTGGCGTGTTGGCCGTTGCGGTTTGCGAGGTCTCGTCCCAAAAAGAACCCCAATAACCAGGAGACGAAAAATACGGAAGCCGGCTCCAAGTTGAAACACCATCTCCGATTTTTAAATTATTCGTCTGCGTCTCGATGGCGGCTTCACCAGGAAGCAACACAGGGTTCAGTGCCGCCCAATTCGCTCTGCTGTTGACTTTGAAGACGCTGCTCATGACCTCAAAGTCAGACTTTGCTCAATAGTAGTTCTGAAAAAACACCGTCATCAACAGGGCGATTCTCACGCACCGTGTAAGACACGGAATCAACCGTAATAGAAGTGCCGCGAGCGGCAGTGCTGACATCAGAAGTCTTTGCCGTAAGCAAGTACTCCCGAGACAACGCCATACCGCCCGCGATCACATCCATAGGCGAATCCAGAATGCCAAGAAACGCAGTGCCAGCACCAATTTGGCAGGTAACGCCAAACTCGTTCAGGAAAGCATCTGGCAGCTCTGGAAACGCCATCAGGATCAGTTGCCGTACTTCTTGCTGTAAACCAGCGAGACGCCGTACACAAACACAGGGTTGGTGCCAGCTTGAGTACCGACAGCACGCACATAACGGCGCACGTCGTTGGCATTGATGCTGATCTTTTCAAAAGCAGCAGCAGAACCGGTGACCTCGGTAAAGGTTTTGCCGGTGATGTCTGCCCAAGCAGAGTTGTCAGCAGAATCCTGAAGTTTGACGTTCAGGGTAGGAGTGGTGCCGCTACCAGCTTCGCAGTCGAGAACCACGATGGCTTCGCCTTCAGCATCGTTCGAACCTTGCAGATCGAAACCGGTGCCGGTGGCAGTAGTGGTGCGGGAGTCAGCCGGGAGGAGGCTGGCGATGTAGGTCTTAGACCCCAGGTTGTGGATCATTGGTCTTTCTCCGTTTGGGAGCGGGTTTGCTTTGAACAGGATCCGGCTGCTCGTCAGCCGTAACAACAACTTCCTGAGAAAGTGGAGCGGGAATGGCTTTCTGAATACCGATCAACAGCAGAGCTGATTTTTTATCGGTTTCTACGTAATCACCAACTTTCACCTGCTTGAGGTCAACGATGGTGTCACGCAGCATTTGAATGCGCATTACCCGCTCCGTAATCATCAGGACAGCTTGCAGATAGACTCAGGATGACGGATGGCCACGTCATAGTCCTGCATGGCCACCACACGCACGGTGCCGGAAGCGGAACCGGTGTAAGGATCAACCATGATGTCCAGACCGCTCCAGAAGCCGATCAGGATGTCGCTGAAGTTAGCGAACACCGCAGTGTTGTTCGGCATGGAGTTGGACACGTAAGCCGGGTAACCGTTGATGGTGTTGTCGGCTTCGTAGATGAAGTTGGCGTTGGTGCCGGTGGCCGACTTCTCGGTGGTCTTCAGAGTGCCGCGCAGAGCGGAGTTCATCAGATAGCCGAGGCTACCCAGCAGGGCGTTGTCGGTGCTGAGAGCGGCTTCAGCGTTCACGTAATCAGCGAACGTGGTATAGCCGGACTCGGTGTTGATACCGGTCACGTTCAGGAAGCCCAGCGGGTACGAAGCAGCACCAATACCGTTGATGGCTTGGTTCTCAACTTCGATAGCAATCTGTTGAGCCAGATCGCGACGCACCAGGTTCTCGATGTCGATGCTGGACTGAAGCAGCAGGCGACGCGAGTAATCGGTCAGCGCACCAATTGTGCGGGGCTGCATCGTCACTTGGTCGACGGTCAGTTGACCTTCGGTGATCGAGCCGGACTCAGCAACGTGGTACACAGTGGCACCACCAGACTGACGGGGCAGAGCAACCATGCCTTGGAGGCCGGTCATCACGGTCGCGCCAGCGGTCTGCAGCACAAGAGCCTTGCGGAGCAGATCGATGAAGCTTTCG